GTATTGTGGACAATGATAAGAATGATTGGGGTAAGTCTGCTTTAGCAATGAAAACATATGAGTTTGAGAAGATGAATGAACCAAAGTATAATGAACTATATGATATAAATCTTGCTATTATTAAAGAAGAATTGATTAAACTTATAGGTAACCCTAAGAATTTTGCAAAGACAAAGCAATGGTTACTTGAAAAGGTAGCACAGCAACAGCAAGATGTTCCTGTAGTTGTTGTAAAAGCAACTGAAGCATTTGCTCGGAGAGATAAGGCAAGTGACTTACTTGTAGAGGCAGTTGCTTCTGTTAAAACAATAAAAGCTAGTGCTCCTACAGGTGGTAGATCAAAACAAGCATTTAATGTTATGTTGGCAGATGGATCTAACGTGACTATGGATTTTACAACACGTACTAACAAGGTAGGTGCAGCACATAAACTAGGACAGTTCACTAACCTTGCAGTCAAATTCAATAAAGTAAAACTGACGTAGACAGTCAACAAACTGGCACACTACTGGTACACAACACCCTAAAATGGGTTATAATACAGAGGTATTCGAGACACACACATGCCAAACAAGCACCTCCGTCACCCAGAAGATTCAGTTCTTCATGGTAGAAAGGTAGTTTGGGATACACTAAAGGAATTAGTTAAGGCAACTAAGTTGTCAGTCAAATGGGACGGTGCCCCTGCTATAGTATGGGGTACTAATCCTGCCAATGGTTTGTTCTTTGTTGGCACTAAGTCAGTCTTTAATAAGAGACAGGTTAAAATTAATTATACTGTTGATGATATAACATCAAATCATAAAGGTCCAGTAGCAGATATTCTTAAGTTATGCTTGGAGTATCTTCCTCGTACTGACCGTATTATTCAGGGAGACTGGATAGGTGTTGGTATGTCAGGTAGATTGTACCAACCTAATACTGTTGAGTATCTCTTCCCAGAGGAGATTGAACAGAAGATAGTTGTTGCACCTCATACAGAGTATACTGAGGTCAGTCCTGAAGCGGAAGCAAAGATTGGTGTCACCTTAGAATCAACTGAGGATTGTTTCTTTGTTGATACTAACAATGCAACTATCAAGCCACCACTAGGATGGAGACACTTGATACCATTCATCATTCCTGTCTGGAAGATGAAGGCACCTGTCCAGAAGAAGAGATATAATTATTATGTGATGGAAATATCTAAGCATATAAACAGTTATGTTTCCGTGGGTTGGTGGCAAGATATGTCTCCTGAACAAATGTACTCTGAGTTAGATGATAAATATAAGAGTGAGGTTAATGTCCATACCTTCAAGGTGTGGTTTATGATCCTCGATTTGAAACGTCGTCTACTAGATGCAATCGTAGTAAATGGAAATGTTGAATGTTTTATTAATGGAGATCCCTCCAAGCATGAAGGGTTCGTGATTGTTTCTGAAAATCCATACAAGATTGTAGATCGTTGGGAATTTAGTAAAGCAAACTTTAATCTAGATAAAAATTGGTCCTATGAAGAAGTTTAGTGCATTCTTTGCAGAAGCACGAGATAGATCTCAAGCTGCTCAACAAGCGGAGAAGTTACAACTAACCCATGTAGGTTACGGAAAGTATGCTGATGTAAAAGGCAACGTAACTCATATGTCTCAAGGTGGAAAATTAATTCCACTGGATAAAGAACAAATAAAATCACAAGAACAAGGTGGACAAGAAGAAGAGGGAGGTGGCGAAGCTAAGGTCGATCAAGGTGCGATATCTATTACTTTCGGAAGATTTAATCCACCTACTACTGGACATGAAGCTTTAATAAAGAAGGTTGCTAATACTGCAAAGAATGGAGAGTATAGAATTTACCCTTCTAGATCACAGGATCCAAAGAAAAATCCATTAGATCCTAGTGAGAAGATTAAGTTCATGAAGAAGGCATACCCTGATCATTCTAATGCTATTCAAAATAGTGAAGACATGAGAACTATCTTTGATGTTCTTACTACTGTTGACACGGAAGGATATAGTGAGGTCAACTTAGTAGTTGGTGGAGATAGAGTTAGTGAGTTTACTTCACTAGCAAACAAGTATAACGGTAAGGCATATAATTTTGAGAAGATTAATGTAGTATCTGCAGGTGCTAGAGATCCTGATGCTGATGGTCTAGAGGGGATGTCAGCCTCGAAGTTAAGGAAAGCAGCAGCAGATGATGACTATGATGGATTTAGAAAGGGTTGTCCTAAAGGATTGAAACCAAAAGACTGTGAGCAATTATTTTCTTCACTACAATCGTCTATGTCTGTAGAAGTATCAGAAGATTTTAGTGAAGTTTCGTATCAGTTGTATGAGATAGCACCTAAATTAGATGAGAAGGGTTTGCGTGAAGCATACTTTGAAAACCATATGTTTGGAGTAGGAACTTATGTCGAGAACTCAAACACAGGGATCGTTTCTAAGGTTGTTAGTCGTGGTAGCAATTACGTCATCTCTATTGATGAGCATGAGTATATTTTTCGTTCTTGGTTAAAGGATTTGTGTGAAGCAGATAACGATGGTTATGAAGATCCATCCACTCGTGAGTTTGGTACTGATAGTGTTGCTAACTATGCAAGGAAGATGACACCTGGAGAGTTTGCTAAGAAGATAAATAAAAAGGACAAGATAACGAAATGACAATGAACCTCAACACTACTGATCACTTTCAACTTCCTGATATGTCTGATGCCTATAAACAGGTTCAAGACTTAGATGAAAAGAAAACAGACAAACCAAAGCGTTGGCAAGACGATGACGGTGATGGAAAGTGGTATGAGAAAAGCGATGTAGATGGCAAGATTAGTAAGAGAGAAAAGAACTCAAGAAGTCATGACTGTGCCAAGAAGGTAAAGTCTGAAGAGTATGGTATTGGTACTCCTGTAAAAGGAATGCATGATCTTGATGAGAACGGTGTAGTACAACACTACGATGTAATGTTTGAGCATGGTATTGAAAAGAATGTTTCGGTTTCTTCTTTAGAAATTTTAGAAGGTGGTATGCATGATCATGTGATACATGACGAAGATAATGTTATTAACGAAATCTCTGCTGATACAGCACTAGCTGCATCAAAGAAAGCAGATATCGAACGTGGTAAGAAAGCAGTTGCTGGAGATAAGGAAGGTGCTGCGAAGAAATCTGCTCAAGCAGTAAGACTATACAAAGCACAAGCTAAGAAGAGACTTAACAAAGAAGAGACTGATATACTAAATGACTTATCAGAGTCAGGTTTATTTTCTGATGACGAGATCGAAACAATTTTAAACATGAACGAGGAGGACTAATGCTCACCTTCAAACAACTAGATGCTTTACCATTAAGCGAAAAGAAAACTAAGTGTAAGATCAATCCTAAACTTGCTGACCTTAAAGAGACAGAGAGTGATGAGACAGTAGCAGAAGGTAGCATGAAGCAAGCAAGAAAGAATGTCGGTGCATCTACTTGTTGGGATGGTTACAAAGCAAAAGGAACTAAGAAAAAAGGTGGTAAGGTAGTACCTAACTGCGTTAAGGAAGAAGAAATCGATGAGATGAATACTGAGTTATCTTCTATTAAGCAAAAGTATAAAGGTAAGATGACTAAATCATCTGTTGTTAAAAGATTGAAGGATAAAGGTGAGAGTAAGAGAGAATTTAGAAATTCTTATAAGAAAGATATTGATGGAGGATACGTAGGTCCACATAAACCTAGTAAGTCTAATTTAAAATCTGCTTTGAAAAAACAAAATGAAGAAGCAGAAGTAGTTGATGAAAAGATTAGTGCCTCTGGTTATGCTCGTGCTAAGAAGTGGAGAGAAGATCAAGCAAGGGAAAAGGATAGAAAAGAACAGGAACACTATGCTAAGAAAGCAAAGACTCACAAGTGGGATGGTGAGAAGTGGAATAAAAGGGAATCAGTAAAGGAAGGTTATGGTAAAGGAGTAAAGATGGACGATCTTCCTAAAGGTAGCAAAGTTGGTCCGAAGAAAGTTGCTGCACCTAAAGGTAGTAAGATGA